GTCAGTGAGGGCGTCTGTGGCTGTGAAATTGAACTTCCCTAGTGACAGATCGATCGCCGTAAATACTGGAGTGAGATCGGCAGATGCAGCCCCGCGAGCTGAGCGGAACTGCATCACGAAGGTTGCGCCCGCCACATCCCTTGGAACGGCGTCGCCATTGATAACGGCCGTCATTAACTGAAAGTCCCTTGTGAAGGTTCTCCCTTTACGGATATCCAGATCAACGTTTGCAGCGTCTGCCATCTTATTCGGTCTCCACAGCCCTGCCGGTCAGTTCAAAGTTAACGTTGTTAGTGGCGTCGCCAGTGGCCAGAATGTTGATTGTCTGACTTGTGATCGTAAAGGTAATGTCCCACGAGACGTCCTCTTTAAAGACGTGCGCGAAGTTATCGTCCAGAACCGCCACAACGCTGGAGCCGTTCCGCGAAGCCGTAACAATCACGTCCCATGTTGCACGGTCGCCGCTGGTTACGTCCCGAGCGATAATGCTCAGGTTCATCTTCGTGGTACTGCCGTCCAAGGTCGTAACAAACGTTGCGAGAGCCGTTGGCGTGGCGTCAGTTGTGGTTACGCTCCCCACCACGTTGTCGGCGTTCTCATTGATGGCGCCGATGACATCTTGCGCCGTTGTTATTAGCGCCGGGCCAGTAACGCCGGATGCGGTCAACGGGTACAAGGTGGTTCCAGAGCCAAACGACACGATGCCGTCAGTTGTGGAGCCCTCGCCCGCTACAAGCTCAAGATCGCCACCAGACCCGGAAGCCGACGTCTGGCCAATCAGCCTTAGCTTTGCGCCGCTGCCGGAGGCTAGGTCCTCATGGCCGATCGAGACCACGTCGCCAGTAAACGTCCGGTCAAAGTAGAAGCCCTGTGACGATCCGTTTGTGGGGATAGAGCTAAACTGCCCCATTGAGGCAAACGACGTAGTTGCTACCGTCCAGCTCCAGCGAGATGAATCGCCCAGGGCGGCAACGTCCTGAACAATGCCGCCGGGGTCGCCCGACGTTGACCCTAGCGCCTTGAGCGTTACGGTTCCACCGTCGCCAGTGCCCCCTAGGCCGGTTGTTACGATCACGTCTCCGCCGGTGGTTCCGCCGTCTGATGCCGTAATGTTTACCGTGCCACCGCCAAAGGCGGCGGAGCCCTCTCCGGAATCAATGAACACGCTTCCGCCAACGCCCGAAGACGTGGAGCTGCCGGCTTGTAAGCTCGCATTGCCGCCAGTGTTTAGCCCGTTTCCGCCTTGCACCTTGGCCTCGCCGCCCGAAGCCCCAGCGCTTTCGCCAGCGTGTAACTCTAGGTTCCCGCCGTTGCCGGTGTCCGACTCCTGGGAAACGATATACAGGTCTTCGCCAGAGGCACCGGTAACGGGCTCGAATCCGAACGTGAATGGCGCGGAGGTGTTGCCGATGTAGAGCCCCTGAACGTTGGCCACACTGGACGGGTTCGGCGAAAGGCCGAGCCTGGCATAGTGAGATCCGCCAAACGTAAAGTTAAACGCTGGCGAAGCGCTTGGGGCTCCCGGGATATTAAACGATACGTCACCGCCTAAGGTGGCTCCGGTTCCGCTGCTGATGTTGACGGCTCCGCCGGTCGTCGTGTCGCCCTCGCCAGCGGTCAGGTTGAGCGCTCCGCCGTTCAGGCCGCCCTTGCCGGCGAATAAGCTCAGGTTACCGCCGGTGCTCGATGCCGTGGTAGTTTGCCCAACGATGACAAGATCGTCCGGGATTCCCGTGGCATCGAGCATCGCAAGGCAGAAGTCCGACCCTGCGTCGAAATACATGCCTTGAGTCGTGGCGTTCTCTGGCGCCGTGACAAACCCAAAGGTCATGAAGCTCGCGCCCGTGTTCGTTATGACGAAGTTTGATACGTCAATCAGGGTCGCCTGTAGGTCCAGATCTATAGATCCGCCCGTCCCACCTCCGAAGCCTGGCCCAGCGTTGATCTTTATGTCACCGCCAACCGTGGCCGTAGCCGCACCGCCATTAAGCACCAAGTCAGCGCCAACGGAGCCCGGAGCGCCGCTGATGTTGTCTCCACTGGTCATGACAACGTCTTGGCCGCTGGTGGTGTTGCCGATCGCCAGCGTGGCGCTGAGGGACCCGGCTCCGCCCGTGAACTCTTGAAAGACCAGATTGGTCGAGTTCAGCACGATGGGGTCAGATGTCACCATCTGGTAATTCTTCAGCGTGTTAACGGCTCCCTCTGATATCGGGACAACGAACATCGATGTAACGAGAGCGCTCGAATCGGCATCATCGCGGCGCGTGATTACCCATGGCGTGCTCCCGCTGCCCAGATCGGTAACCGTGTAGATGCCGTTATCCTGCGGCTCTGACTCATCCTTTGCGAGCAGAGAGTCCAGGAGGACCAGTGTTACGCTGTCGACATCGGCAAGGACGCCATTCGCATCGGCTGTGATTACGTTACCGACCCGAGTATTATTCGGGAGACCGGCCGTAGTGGCAACTCGGACGCTGTCTTTCCAGTCGCCCGCAGAGCCGTTGATATTGACGTCGGTGGCTCCCAGGGTAGGGTTGTCGGATACAGCTCCGCCCACGAAGTTAATGAGCGAACGACGGGGCAGCGTGACGCCGTCTTTGGTGATGTCACGGTAGCCGAGTAGGTCGAGCAGTGGATCGCCAGCGTCAGGCATCAGAGGGTCCAGGTTACTTTGATATGAGCAACGCCAAACCCGCCCGCCACATAGTTGGTGTCTCCGCCTCCGAATATCCGCAGCTCATAGTTTGTGTCTACTAGGATTGTCTCGGCAGGCGATAATACGATCGTGTGCTGGACGTCCATCTCAGCCTGATTGCTTGACGGGTCATCCGTCGAGTCCAGCGAAACGGGAGCATCTGGCGTAGCGTGCGGGACCCTCATTAGCTGGGCAAACGGCAAATCTCCCGACGGGTAAGATACATTCGGGAATGCGGCGGGTCCCACTGTAACAACGATCGAATCGATGGTTGAGCCCACGGCCGGCAACATCGGCGTAATGTCCCAAGACATGCCAGCGCCGTCAGCCTGGTTTCTTATGCCGGGCGTCCCTGCTAGCCATCCGTCCGAGGCTAAGTTGCGCTCCATGCCGCTAAACAGCGGAACCAGAAACGTGCCGTCGTTCAGCCTTGGGACGGCGTCGAGGCGGGTAGTGTTCCCGGCTATAAGGGCGTCATTGGCCGTTAGCCTAGTGTTGTTATTTTCGGTTCGGTTGGCTAGAGCCTGAGTGGTTAGCGCGACCTCTGTTCCGTTGACCGCATCACCATCGGTTGGGATCGTGATCGTGGTTGTAAATACGTCAACCGGTGTAATGTTTGTTGCCATTGTCTCCGCGTCCTTACCTTCAGCACGAGCCTGAGATATTGATATTTTCTGTACTTCCGTACACGAGCCCAGCGTCCCCATAGAGATCGCCGCCGCCATAAGTAGGGCCGTCACCTTCGAAGATGATTGACCGCAAAATGACGTGCCCCGGTTTAAAGAGGCACATTGCCGTTTTAAGGCTCCCGATAATTTCCACCGCATTTGTCCCCGCTATTCCGTACGAAGAACCGTCTCCGTACAAAGTCCCGTCGCCATACGTGGGCCCTGGCGTGAAGCTGTGATCCTCAGATGGGATCAAGAGCCAAAACTGCGACCAGTGATTAAGCGGTAGCGCCGTAGGCCAGTCGAATACCTCGTATATCTTGGCATTCGGAAAGCCCATGAGTACCGCTTGCGCCTCTAACTGAGTCTTCGTCCCGGCAAACTCCCACGTGTTCCACCGGTCGTTAAGGCGAGCCCGGTAAGTGGCGTCCGTGTCGGTGAAGTAACGGGGAAGGTTCGCGCCTTCGCCGACTAGCGGGAGAGCATCATCCGGACTGCCATCCGTCTTTAGCCAAGGCGCCTTGACGCCCAGGTTGGCGAGGTTCTGGATCATGTCCCCAAAGAGACCGATCACACCGGCAACGTACTTAGATCCGTACTCACCCTGTAGCCACGTGGGCGACAGCTGAGCGAAGAACGTGCGGAAGCCGGTAAGCGGTGTTGCCATTAAACTTGCGTGTAGGTGAACGTGATCGAGCCGACTAAGGCGAGCTCGTTAGGCGCCATCGGCGTGTCAATTAGCGGGCTTGTCCAGGTGATGTTTTGGACCGATGCGAAGTCGGTGACCGTCTGAGACACGATGGCGAAAGGAATCACGCCGCCGCTACCGAAGTCGGTTCCGCCAATCTCTTGGCCATTTATGTAATCGGTGAGCGCCTGCTCAATCGCAGCGCGCTCCGCTGTCGTGTCCAGGGCGGCCGTAATGAACACGGTAGCCGCAAACGCTATCGACACGTTCGACGGAAGCAGCACATCTGGATCCGACGTTACGGGACGGCGGGCGCTTACCGCCGTCTGCGCCGTGGTCTGCTCAGTCGTGCCAACCGCGCCGAGCGGCCCAGCAATGTAGATGTCGACGGTACCGGGCCCTCTGGGGTTGGACTCGTCCACCGTAGAGCGAGTAATGGCGGCCGTGCTGTTACGAACTACGTTATTATAGAAATCGCTCGGAGCCGTTCCGGTGAGCGTTGCCCATCGAGTGGTGTTGCGAACCCTCAGATCGGCATCCGCCTCGGAGTCAATGCCGGAACCGGTGACCCACGTTGCTCCGCCGCCCGGTCCAGGGTTATTGACCGAAACGCCGGCTAGTGGCGTGTTCAGAGTCGTTATCGTGTTATTGGAGACATCCTTAGCCGCTCCCGCTTCCTCTGCCTGGTAGACGAGTGAGACGGTAGAGCCAGATGTAAAGGTTCCCGCCGTCGTGTTGCGGTAGGTGAAGCCGTTAACGTCATCCTGGACGACAAGCTGGCCGATAATAATCGAGTAAGGCCCGGCTCCCACGATCGTAATGTGGTCAATCGTGCCAACCGTGTTGGTAGCCGTGAACCGCTGGTTGTCGTAGTTCGAATCCGAGAACAGTGTCAGGGCGTCGGCTGTCGAGGTGCTGTTAAAGCCGAACGACGTGATAGCCGCTGTAACGTCGGTTAGGTTGCTGTAGAGCGTCGCGCCCATCTCGAGGAAGGTGAGCTGCACAGAGCCCTCCTGCCAGCTGGTAGCGTTGAAGCCCAGGCTTTGCAGGATATCGATCTCCAGCTGCAGAGCATCCTTTACGGATGTTGTTTTGAGCAGTGCGCCGAGTGTGAGAAACGCCATCTATCTGCCCTGCTCTTCCAGTAGGAGCTCAGCCGACAGATCGTCAACGTTGAGCGTGAAGGTGAATGGGCCAACGTCGTCCGTGAGCTTGACGGTCAGATCTAGAGCATCGCCAACCAGCTCCGCGTCTACGTCTGCCCGGTTTACGCGCTCATCCTTCTCACACTCGCCCTCGGCCGTTGCGGCTGCCCGCTGGGGAGTCGATGGGGCAGCGCTGTTCAGGTAGCGCCTGACGTCGTCGCCATAGTCTGAGGCATAGAAGAGGCCGCCGGTTGGCGTAATGAGTCGCCTAGCCGATGCTTGCGCAAGGGCTAATCTTCCCTCTACAGGGGTTAGATTTGGGTCTAAATCCTCCACACAGGAGAAGTCTGATCCTAGATGGCTCATTATTCTGCTTTCACTTTGGTTGCTGCTACGGAATCAAAGGACAGGTTGCTGGACAACGTCTTAAGGGCCAAGCCGCCGTCGTTCGGAGCCACCAACCAGTTCGTGAACATGTCTTTTATCTTGGCAAGCTCATCGTCCACCTTGTTGGATAGCGCCACGAACTCTGTGTTAGCGGCCAGGCCAAGGTGGATAGTTACGAACGCGGCATCGGTATCGAAGAGCGCCGCAAACGGCTGTGACGGGTCGCCATTCTCGAAGCCGATGCGAACTCGGGCGCCCTGGCTGACTGTGACCGAGACGCCGGGGAGACCATGGCGGATACGGACGTTGTTATGTCCAGTGCCGCGGATCGTGGGGCTATCAGCGAGCAGCTGAAGCGTACCGTCTGCGTTCTGGGCGATGACTACGGCCGGGTAGAGCTGCGTATAGTCGAGGCGTCGGCCAACTAGGTTCTCTACGATGTTGGCGAAGTCCTGGCGGAAGCGTTCGAAGTTCAGAGCGGTCATACTAGGTAGCTCTGAGTAAGGGATGAGGGCGTGAGGGTCGTGGTTACGTACTGGACGCGCTCGCCGTCGAATGTGACGCCAGGAAGGAGCTCGGGGGCACCGGATGCCGGGCTGAGCAGCCGCTCGCCGAAGGTGTTGTCTTCGTCTAGATGCTCATGCTCAAAAGAGGACTCTGGGAAGGTATCGGAGCCAAACCAGAGTGTTCCGGTCCGGAAGATGCGCCAATCTGCCCCGGTGGCCTCTCTTATGGCGTCTAAGGCGTTTTGGGCCTGCCCCGACGTGCGCTGCCAGTGGGCTACGGTAAAGCTCGTCACGGCCTCGTCAGTGGTGCCCTCTAGGGTCTCACCGGTTAGGGCCATGAGGTCGGCCAGAACGATGGCCATTGGCACGCCGATATATGCTTTAGAGTCGATTACGGTTGACAACCCACCGGATCCACCTGCCGCAAGTCCGGAATATACGCCTCCGAAAACGTCGCCTCTGATGATGGTGCCCTCGTAGGTGACGGTGCCATCTTCAAAGTCCAGCGTGATGGCGTCCCCAGGAGCGCCCATTGTGAAGTCTTCGCCCACATCGGCTGTGATGCTAGCGACCCATCGGCCCACCCTGGGCTCTTCGATCGTGGCCGTAAGCAGGGAAAACCCGTTGGCGGTCGGAACCGCCACCTATGAGCCGATTCCCTCTAGAGCGTGCTCGCTCGGCGTCTGTGTGCCGTATACGCTACCGAAGGCTCCCGACGGGTCGTAACCCGTAACGCCGGGCGTACCAGCATCAACCGCGGTGTACCCTTTGCCGGCCGCTTTCTTGACGGGCTTAGGAGCGGGGAACCACTCGATAGCGTCAAGCTTGACGGTGCCGATCTTGTCGGAGCCAATTACCGGTGCGTTGATGCTCGTGAAATAGATCCTAGATACGCCGAGCACGTTCAATGCTGGGTGTGTCAGTACGACGGGTGTTCTAGGGCCACCCTTACGCCTTGGGTGAATGGCTGGGAGCAAGTCATTCTGGAAGCTATCCCAGTCGACCTGCTGCACCAGCTTCAGCGTGATTGATATCTTGGCCGGGTTGTAGCCGTTATCGGTGATGGTTGCGCCGTCCGCTCCCTTGGGCTTGTTCACCTGGATCTTGCGGCTAACGCCTCCGGTTACCGTAGCGAACCCGACAAACTCGAGGTCAGCGATGATAATCAGATCCCAATAGGTAGCCCCATTGTTTTCGACCTCGCCCCAGAAAGGTTGATTGGCTGGCATTAGGCCGCTCCTCCCTGTAGGGCCATGGCCTCAAACGCTCTGCCGAATATCGCCATAGCCGACTTCTCCATTTGCGAAGCCATCTCAGCGCCGTCTCCGGCTTCGTTGACTTCGGTGTTGACGGACAGGCCGCCCATGTTGAAGTTGTTAGTTGCCCCGAGCCCGCCGCCTACCTCAGGAGTGGGCGCTCCGCCATTGGTGGCAGCCGCTTGGGATGGGGTCTTTAGGCCTTCGCCGAACCCGTCTACGACATCACCGCCAAAGTCCTCAAACACCTTAGAGGGCGAGTGGGCATCGATGCCCTTGGGTCCGCCGAAGGCACTGATTGCGGATTGCGCCAAAGCGCTAACCGCTGAACCGATGACTCCACGGCCATTGGCGATACCGCTAGCAAATCCAGAGACCAGGTTAGCGGCCAGGGAGCCGCCTCCTGAGTACATAGAGTCACTCTGCTCGGTAAACACAGAGGCCAGCGAGAAGATCTTGGACCCGCCAAGCTTAACCGCTGCAGCGCTGACCTTGATCAGAGCATCCGCAATAAGCGCAAAAGCCTTGCCTGCCGACTTGATGCCTTCGATTACTTCGGGGTCTTTCATCATGTCAAAAAATGTTTGGCTACTGTCTGCGCCATCGGCTAGCCCATCGACGAAGCCGGTCAGGAAGGCCTTGCCGACCTCTGTGAAGGCATCGAATGCAGCGATAGCGGTTTCGAATATGCTGCCGAGCTTCCCGCGATCCATGTTCTTAAAGAAGTCAGAGAGGCTATTGCCTATCTCGGCGAGGCGCTTAAAGGCCTCCGGGCTGGATTCGGCTACGTCCCTAAAGACCTGGAAGCCTGAGTTCTCAATGCGGTTCCGCATCGCCTCTAGGCTGATCTTGGCGAACTCTTCGCCAGCGTCGCCAGCCTCTTTAGAGCCCGTCTTCTTACCAACGGCGCCCAGGATTGCCTGAATGGCGGTGTCGGACTTGATCTTGCCGGCCTCGAGCAGCTTCCTGACCTCGTCAGTCGTATCAAGCCCAAGAGACTTCTTTAGTTGGTCAAAGATGAGCTGCTGAGAAACGTTGGCCTCTGACAGCTGCAAAAGCTCGTCGGACTGCAGTCGTCCCTTTGCCTTGATCTGGGTAATGGCGCGGACAGCGCTCTTGACGCCCTCGGCATCTGTGCCAATCGCTCTAAGGTCAGCGCCCATCTTGACGAACGTCTTGGACTCCTCTAGCGAGAACTGTGCGGCCAAGAGCTTCTTCATGCTCCCGGCAACGTCCTGGAGCTTAAAACCGTACTTGTCAGCCAGCGACGTAGCAGCCGTCATTGCCTCGGCGCCGGCGCTAGCGCTTCCGAGCAGAGACTTGAACGCCTGGTTGTTGGCGATATTGAACTGCTTGGCACCGATCACTGCCTGGGAGAACTTGGTGACGGCCATTCCGACACCCACAACCAAGGCGCCCGCTAGTGCAGCAGCGCCAGCAGCAGCGGTAAACAGAGCCGGCGCCAGCTTGCCCACTAGGCTGGACAGCTTAGCCATGGGCTTATTGGCCTCTTTGATGCCAGCAATCTTTAGGTTGAACGCATGTTGCTTAGCACCCTGCCTGCTCGCCTTATTCATGGCGCGAATAGCTTTTTCTAGCTTCTTGGTTTCGCGCGCAGCTTTGCGCACGTCCTTCGCGTCGACTTCTACGTCAATTGAATAGGTTTCTTCTGCCATTACTCTCCGGGAACCTTGCCGCCTATGGCCATCCTGATCAGTCTTAGATCTTGATAGTGGTCGTACGTTATGAGCGCGCCCATATAGCCGGCGTCAGTATCCTCGCCTCTCTGAAACGCCAAAAGCGCACCGGCAGCCTTTAGGGCCCCAATGCGCTTTAGGCTTTTGAGATAGTAACCTCTATCTCGCTACCAGCCATTTCGAGCAGGCCGAGTCCGATGGCTTGGATTGCTGCCGGGAGGCCCACTAGGGCATCCGCACAGTTCTCGCCGACGCTACAGGAATACACGAGCTCTTTTAGGGCCACGATGTTCGAGCCCTTGCCGGTCATCTTGTCCGAAACCCGCTGGTACTCGCCCATTGATGGCTTGCGGAAGTAGTAGTCCTGACCGCCCAGTGGGACGATCGCAATATCGCCGTGCTCGGCCTTCAATTCATCGATTTTGTTCTTCATGTTTCCCCGTTTACTGGTCATTGGTTAGAGCTGTCCGACAATCGGAAGCAGCCCGTTGCGTGTCATCTTCATAATGTCGAGGTCACAGGCAACCACCAAGGCGTCCGTGCCCTGCGAGTGCGAGTCCTCTTCGGAAGTGATTCGGCAACCGGTGAGCACGTCGGTCATGAGGGTTGTCGAGTTTATCTCAGAGTATGTGTTCGTTATATCGAACGGAGTTTGCATGTAGCCGTTGCCCAGAGCGGCAATCAGCTCTTGGTACTCGTCCTTGACCAATGTGAAAGATCCTTCGATATTGTGCTCACCGATGGTCCGCGCCAATTTTTCGGGGCGAGTGCCTCGGAAGATTCCCGGCTCAAGCGTTTGGCTGTAACTGAGATCTGTGAATCCAGTCAGCAAAAGTGTTCCGATTTTTATTTCAATCGAAGCGAATGAGACCTTCTGGCCATTAACGAGTGGGTAATCAGCCATTATTCTGAATCTTCCTCAGCCCCAAGCGTTGCGCTGTAGCCGATTGTGGTTGTGATGAACTTGACGTAGCCGAATGGCTTGATTCGAAGCTCCGAGAGGATCGTCTGAGTCGAGAGCACGTTATTGGTGCGGTCGATCTCGTACTGGAAGGCAGTTACATGGCCCTGCGTTCCTTCGACGTTTGCCGGAGAGGTGAGGACCACAGCGAGCGGCGTGTTGACCTCAGTCTCGAGCCCAGCCGCGTCGCGCGGGTCGATTGCGCCCACCGGGCTATCGATGGTGCGTACGCCTCGGCCAATGAAGCCTTGCTGCGCTACCTGCACAACCTCAGAGGCGTCATCGATAATGCGTCCGTGCTGCCAGTAAAGGAAGTCGCTGCCAGCAGGTGACTTGAACCGAACGTTGGTGAAGAAGAACCCCGGTCGGCCCTTCCAAGTGCGGGTAGTCGTAAACTTTGCTGTGTCTAGCGTGTCATCGTTGGTGGCATCGAACGCAATGGCCGTAACTGGGGACACAGCGCCGCCGAGCTTGCCGTTTTCAACGCGAGCAAGGTCCGTAGAGATGAGCTGGATCTGAGCCTGAACCGAAGCTTCGATGGCCAACACGAAGTTCCGTGTGCCCCGCCCCTGGAATGGCTTAGCGGAAGCTGCGGTAAAGAAGCCGTAGCAGGGGCTGATTCGGGTGCTTTCAGACGACAGAAACCCCGTGATGGTCGACGAAGCGTTGCCTGGGCCGGCGTCCTGAAACAACCGCTTATACTCGAAGGCGTTAAACAACGTGGCCAGATGGCCATCGTTGGCGTCAAACTGAGCCGCGGCGGCCGTCACGTCGGCATACGTGTTCGACTGAGTGATGTAGTCGTAGTCTACATTGAGCAGCGCCAATGCTGTGAAGGCGCTTGAGATGTCGGAGGCGTTACTGCGAGGCTCAGTGCTAGACCAGGTGTACGTTTCGTCGGCCACGTATGTGCCGGCCGCAAAGGTCACGGTGATATTCGTGTTCGGGATCGGGAAGCTTCCGCCAGCCGGGATGATTAGGACGCCGCTCTCAGTGGCGCCGGCATCGAGCGTGTAGCTGAACGTTCCGGCCCCAAGAATTCCGCCTGCTACGATAGTGATAACGCCGTCATAGGTGTCGTATGGCTCGCCGGCCAGGGAGACCGTAGGGCCGCCGCCTGAACCCACGACAGAGCCGCTCACCCCGACGATGGTGGCCTCTACCTTCATTGCCCGGATAGGACCGCCGCCCAAGAGGAGCTGACGGGCCAGGAACTCGGGAAGAGGGCCTTCGCCAAAGGCTGCCACGTCGGCCTGCTTCGTTAGCGTAACGACCGCGTTGTCAGTGCCAGAGGACGCAGCGCCCATCACTAGAGGGATGTTCGTGGCAGGTGCAACCAAGCCTAAGCCTGGATCCTGAATTGAGATTGTTTGTCCGGGAATGGGCATGGTTTACTTTCTGTGCGGCGAGATGGCCGGCTCGTGTTTCTCGTAGTTGCCGGCCGCCTTAAGGGCTGCCAGGTAGTCTGATTCGCTAAGCATCATCGGCTTGGCGTAGTGGTGGGCGTACTCGCTCCAGCCGTGCAGGGTGTCGGCGCAGCGGTGC